GAACAAAAGATATTAAATAATAATATAAATATATTCTAATTATGGACATTAAACAAATTTTATCTGAAGCAACTAATGGAGCACTTAACGACGAAGTGTTATCTGAAATTGAGAACGTTTTTGAACAGAAGCTTAACGACAAGGTTGAGATACATATAGAAAACGCTCTTAATGAACAAGACGAACTTTATACAGAGAAGCTTAACGAGTTAGTGGTCAAAATTGATGAAGACCACTCTAAGAAACTTAAAAAAGTTGTAGAAGCTATTGATAGTGATAGAGCTAATAAGTTAAAGATTGTTATTGAAAAATACGAAGGAGCTTTAAATAATGAAGCTGAAGGTTTTCAAACACAATTGATTGAAAGTATTTCAGATTATTTAGATGTTTACCTGGAAGAGAAAATTCCAGTTGAAAGTGTTCAAGAAGCAGTAAAGAATACAAAAGCTAAGAAAATTTTAGAGGGCCTAAGAAGCCATCTAGCAGTTGATAGTGCTTTAGAAAAAGAAAGCATTAAAGAGGCCGTTATGGACGGTCATAATCAAATAAATGAAGCTTCAAAGAAGCTTGAGTCTGTTGCAGAAGAAAATGCAGTTTTGAAAGAAGAATTAGATACAGTTAAAGCTGGTTTAGTACTTGAACAAAAAACTACAGGACTTGATAAAAGAACAAGGCAATATATAAACAAAGTATTAAAAGGTAAGGACTCTGAGTTCATTGCTGAAAACTTTGATTATGCATTGAAGCTCTTTAAGAAGAAAGAAAGCAATAGACTCGAGACTTTGAAAGAAGAAGCTTTAAGTACCAGAGAAGATGTCGATAGAGTCATTTACGAAGACACTACACAAGAGATTGTTAGTGAAAGCGTAAATAGCCCATATATGGACGAATTATCAAAGTACTAGAATTTCCTATATTGTTTAGGTATTCCTGAGTTTCCTGGTTTTTTAAAACCTTGGGGTCGAATATAAAGGAAAAATACAAATTATGAATTCAATAAGACCTTCACAGGCTTATATCGATGAGAATCGTGCGTCGCAACTACTTGAAAAGTGGGCTCCAGTTCTGGACTACACTTCAAAGAGTGTTGCTGCGATTGAAGATAGTCATACTCGTTTAAATACTGCTATGCTACTTGAAAATCAAGAAGCTTGGTGTATTAAAGAAGCTGGACCCAACTACGTACCAACAAATGCAAATTCTGCTGGTCGTGCTGGTGCACTAGGTTCTGCTACATCTATCGGTGCTGGTTCTGTCACTAGTGGCACACCCGGACAAGATACATACGCAACGAATGACTTCCGTCTTCCAAAGATTCTTATCCCAATGATTCGTCGTACTTTTCCCGAGTTAATTACAAATGAAATCGTTGGTGTTCAACCAATGGCGGGTCCAGTTGGCCTTGCATTTGCTCTTCGTTATCGTTACTCAGGTGAAACACTTGGTGATGGCATCGATGGTAAGTCAGCAGCTGGTAACTCTCCATCTGGCCAGGTTAATGCATTAGCAACTGCTGCTAATAAAGAAGCTGGTTACCAAGAGCTTATAACTAATTACACCGGTACATCTGCTGGTTATCTTTCTGGTAACTCAGAATTTGCAATCAGCAGTAATGATGATGGTGTAGCTGCTCTTCTTAGAAACTTCGAAGTAACGGGTAATATCCCTACTATGGAAGTTTCTTTCGAAAAGACAGCAGTTGAAGCTGGTACACGTCGCTTAGGCGCACGTTGGTCAGTTGAACTTGAACAGGATCTTAAGAATATGAATGGTATCGATATTGATACTGAATTGACAAACGCTATGTCGTATGAAATTCAGGCCGAAATCGACCGTGAAATGCTTATGAGAATGATTCAGGTTGCTCTTAATGCAGGTACCGGAATTGGGTACTCTACATGGAGCCCTGCTTCTGCAGATGGCCGTTGGCTAGTAGAACGTAACCGCGACTTCTATCAAAGATTAATCGTAGAAGCTAACCGTATCGCAGTGAGAAATCGCCGTGGTGCAGCTAACTTCATCGTTGCAACACCTCGTGTTTGCGCTATCTTGGAAATGCTCCCTGAATTCCAGTGGGTACCAGTCCAAGGTAATGTCAATACACAACCTGTAGGCGTTGCAAAGATCGGTAATCTTGGTGGTCGTTTCAATGTATACAGAGACACACGCACAGAGGGTCAAAAGATTGGTAACAGTCTTAACGTTTCTGCGAATGATGCCCCTGAATATGCATTACTTGGTTACAAGGGTCCAGAGTTTTATGACACTGGTATCATCTACTGTCCATACATTCCAGTTATGGTTCAGAGAACAATTGGTCCTAATGACTTCGCGCCACGTGTAGGCTTGCTTACACGTTATGGTGTCGTAGACAATATCTTCGGAGCAAATCTCTATTACCACGTTATCATTGTAAAGGGACTCGGCGAAGCGTTCACACCAGGTACTAACTCGGTGTACTTCGGCTAATCTTAATATAAGATACTAACAGCTTGAGACCTGGTTCATTACGAGCCAGGTCTCTTTTTGTCAATCATAAAAAGATACATAAACAGTATAGCATATTACACAACATACTATAGTCCACATTATATATTCATTCATTATTGCTTTGACGTTTTAATGTGGACAGCTTCTGGATCAATAAGATTAGCAGCATACTTCTCAATTAGATCTTGACTTGAAGCTCTAACAGGGTTAATATCGATACCCCCTCTACGAGCATATAAGCACATTACTAGTAGCTCAGATGGATCGAAAGCATCTTTTAATCTTTTATAGAAACACTCACATATCTCTTCATGAAAATGGCACTCATCTCTATATGATACGACATAATTCTTAATACTATGGGCATCAATAGCAGTCTTTGATTTAATATATATAAATACATCCCCCCAATCAGGCTGTGATGTAACACGGCAATTACTTTTTAATAGACCAGAATAAAACTTTTGCTCTAAATCTCTTTCACGAATAACACCTTCTAATAAACCAGGATCTTCTGTATATTGAGTATATACAAAATCTTTATCATCATTGAGTAAATCTACATTATGGTAATCATCAATATCCCATTCTCTATTAGGACTATCAACCTTCTCATTAACCTGATGACCATCTTGGAATTTAACTTGTACATCGGTCTGTAATATTCTACTTAGATCTTTACTTGCAGTATTTTCAAATGCAAGAACAGCTTTATCTTTATCAGCTGCCATTTTAGTCATATTAAAAGAATTAAAGTATAATTTAATACTCTTACTTTCAACGATATACTTACTACTACAAGAGTAAATACACTTTACAACACCAGTTACAGGGCGTCCATTATCTAGAAGGAATGAACATTCATATGCATTCCACGTATCAGATCCTACGAAAGGTAAATCATCATCGAATATATTTAAATATACTCGATTATTACTACGAGGTTCTCTTACAAGCAACCCAGAATCATACGCACTCTTATATTGAGACGTTTGACCTAAATGCTTACTAATTCTACTATTATCTAATTCTTTATTTGCCATAATTATCTACTATATTATAAATTGTTTTCGTACGATTATCAACTGAACCACTTAACCTAATTACATTAATATTATAATGGTCAATTGCTTCTTCAAATAAGTTAACTATAATATCACGAAACTCTTTATTTACACTACGCTCACCATCATCAACTAAGGGGATATCAGGTTCTGTATATAGTATAATATCCAATTCACCAATCAATTTCTTAAAGAGATACTCACTATAATTATACACCTCTTTAGATACCCTTTTCATATGATATTGATATGTAGTATATATAAATCCATCTAAAATACATCTATCTAATACTACATCTTTACCTTTAAAGTCAAAATAATTATACATATGACTATTAACAGTTAAAAGTTGAGTAAATTCGTCCCCATTTTCATTAATATCTAGTTTATATTTCTTTTTTAAACCTCTAGTTATTTCCGGTACAAAGTTAAACTTACGAAATCTTTCATTAGTTTGTAATTTAGCAAGTAAAGTAGATTTACCTGTACTTTGAGCTCCTGTAAAACTAATAACCATGACCAATTATATCTTTAAAACTGTTAACGTTATATTCTATGTCTTCCATCTGTGTATCTGTAACCTTATGATCAATTAAATCAGCTAACATAATTGAAGGTTTCTCATTTAATCCTAGATTACCAGTATATCTAAGTTCCTTAATACCAGCAACCACTGGGTTAGAGGTATCTACTGACCTAATAGTTTTATCACCTACATAGTTTTTAAACTCTTTTGCAAATGAACAACCTAATAGATGGTGAGGTTTCTGATTATTCCAAATACCATCTTTCTTTAATTGTTCTATTAATCTACGACGACCATCGCACCATCTTTCTAGTTTTGATTTACCTTTACCAGTAACTATATAGTAGCTAAAGTCAAAACTAATTGCAATATAATCAGCATTTTCTGACATATAAGTATAACAATCTACTATTTCATCGTATGTCTTACCTTGAACTGCTCCTATCTTTAAACCAGGTAGCTGTGTATACTTATTAGTAAACTCATGGAAACTTTTTATAGTTGCATAACCATCTTCTAAAACATCAGGTACAATATAATAAGAAGGTCTAAGTTCCTTTACATATTTAGCAAATTTACCTGGTTCAAAAGATTCCCCAAGTTCAAAAATACTATTATCTAAGAGAACTTCTCTACCTATTTTTACACTATTCTTAAAATAGTCATAATACTTAGGATGGGTTTCAAATAAATGTACTAAAGCATAATCGTAATCATTATACAACTTAGATTTATCTAAAATACTAATCGGGCTTTCATGAGATACTAACATACTATAATTATATAGACAGAAAATGATATATCAAGTAAATATATATATATATGGCGTTCGGACTTAATATAAATTTTAATAGTATTATTGGTAATATTACCAATAATTTAAAAAGTATAGCTGCTTCTAAACTACAAAATCTTTCCAGTATGGTTAAAACTAGCTTAATAAGTCAAGCTACAGGTAATTTACTTGGTAATATTCAAGGTTTAATAGGGTCGAGTTTAAATTTAAATCTATCAAAATTAACTGGGGGAATAAATTTTGCTAATGGTTTAAAAGGTTTACCATTTCCATCTTTAGCTAATTTAAATTTAAATTCCCTATACGGTTTAATTGATGAAAATATAGGGGTGAATTTAAATAAATTTACTAAAACTATTATCGGTAAATATAATAAGCTTAGTTTGGATGATATTTCATTAGGAGATAAATTAAATGCTGCTTTGGATAGCCAATTAGATGATATTGGTAGTGAAATTGAAGCAGGTATAATTGCAGGTAAAAGTTCACTTAATGCTATTAGTGATATTAGCAACCTTTCAAATACCCAAATACGAGATTTTACATTTAGCCCCGATAAACAGTTAGGATTTGTTAATAATTTAACACAACAATATAAAGATAAAATTTTTAATTTATCGTTCAATAGTGTTTCTGAAAATTCTATATTTGATACTCAGATAACCGATATATCTAATAATAGTGTTGATAGTTTTGTAAGTACATTTAATCCAAATTTTTCGTTTTTTGATAAAAATATTATAGATGAAGCTTCAATTTCAAAGGATACAATCGCTGGTCAGCAGTTTAAGCTTACTAATATAACTAAAGTTGTACCACCAATTGCAAGAAATGTTGATATAGTGAATAGATTTAACAAAGAAGAACAAACGTTAAATTATCTAGAAACATTTAATGATGAATTTAAAGTTGCTGATAATATTGACCCTGTACCATCTCAAAGATTTGTAGATATAATAGACCCAGATACCAAAGAAATAATTGGTATAGAAGATCGATTACAAGGGGTAATAAGACCAGTATAAAATAAACTATAACATTGTAATGAGCGATATTTAATTTAAATATAAAGATAATATGGAAAAAGAATTTAATAGTATATATTTGGGTATAGTAGTTCAAAATAATGACCCTAAAAAAAGAGGTAGGGTTAAAGTATTTGTACCTCATTTATCTCCTACTGTATATGAAAATTGGGTACAAGATAATACAGATAAATACTTTAAGTCAATCGATGGTCAATTACAACCTATAATGGCCAAACTTAAGACGATTTTACCATGGGCTGAAGTTAGTTGCCCACTAACAAGTGAAAATACATCTAAGCGATATAATAATTATACTAATAAAGCAACTGTATCTGATACCAATTCTTTTGCTAATTTAAGTGCAGATGGTTCAGCTTCGACTGGAGAAATATATGATCAAAGTATGTTTAGATTAAGTGATGCTTTTAGTGATAATAGTAATAATGTTAATAATATAAATCCATACTCTTTTAACTATAAACCTAATACTTACTCTAATAAAGCAAAAGGCTCATTTGGAATTCCAAGCGTCGGTGCTCATGTTTATGTATTTTTCAGAGATGGTAATACTCAGTTTCCTGTCTTAATAGGCACATCATTTGGTAAAGAGGATTGGCAGGGTATATACGACAGTGAGGTAGATTACCCTGGAAAATATGAAAATTATGATAGTAGTTCTACTGAAGAAGATTATAACGTAAAAACTTATAGGAACAAATATGTTCTAAATCAAAAAGGGGGTACTTTTGAAATTAACAATACTGATCATAATGAAAAAATAAAATTAACCCATTATTCAGGTTCCTTTAAAGAGTTTAATAATAATACCAATTCAGAACTAGCTACTAAAAATAATCAAAAGCTTGTTATTAATGATGAATTCAACACTGTTAAAGGATTTAAAAATGAATTTACTGGTAAAAATTATGATGAAATTGTTTTACGTGATAAGTATAAAAAAATTGGTAATTTGAACGATGCATTCTTTGATGAATGGAAGCAAGCTTTTGGTGTAATACAAGATATGAAACAATTGTTTGATATAAAAAGAACTGGAAATAATAATATTACATCCAACGGTGATATTATTTTAAGACTTAATAGTATTGATCAGGAAAGAGCTGGATCGTTTGCTAATTTCCCTGTAACAACATCTAAAGAATATTTAGCTTTAAACAATATAAATACATTTCTTGGTTCTGGTTTTCCTGAATTAAATATATCAGGGACTTTTAACGGTGGTCTAGCTCCTTATTATGATAATAACCTTAGAGTATTAGCAACAGGTACCGACCCTAAACCCGCACCCAGTTCCAATATAGGTACTACTGATGATGCTTGGCCTGGTGAATCAGGTAATACGTTCAGTAACGGAAAAGGTAAGAGTCCATCAACTCAAGACGGTAATTGGAAATCAGAAGACAAAAATTTAAGTGAAGAAATAATAAAAGTTCAAGCTGATTTAATGATTAAAGAAAGAGATTTCGGGCTTGGTGGTAGTGAAATTATTGAGATTAGTAAAAATAAATTAGAAAATATTGGTACTGTAATGAATGATTATGGTAGTATTAGATTTGACCCTATTGGTAAGTTAGTAAATAATGAAGTATTAGTCAGTAGTAAAAGTACATATACAAATAGTAATTCAGGTCCTTTATTAGAATACGTCGATGTTCAGGATTTACCAGGAGGAACATATAATTTAAACGTTAATAATAGATATAATGTAATGGTCGGAGCTGGTGGTATTAATTTAAAGTCATACGGACCGACAAATATATCAGGCTCAATAACTAATATAGCTGGTCAACAAGTTAATATTGGTTCTGAAAATGAAATTAATTTAGATGCTAAAGTTATTAATATAAGTGCAGAAATTTTAAAACTACGTAATAAAAGACAAAGACAGGTTTTAATAGATAGTAGTCTTGGGGTGAATAAGAACGTAATAATTGGTGGTGGGTTATCGGTAGAAGGGGAAACTTACCTACAACATGTAACCGCACCAGCAGAAACGCAAGTAACTAATACTACGCAAGTATTAGGTCAAACCGTACAAGGAGCTATTATTGGGTTTGTAAATTATTTTTGGACCGATAATGCTGGTTCAGCCACTGTACCAGTGTACGGTGGTACACAAACCGGTATACCGATAGCTGATACAATTGCAACTTACCCCCATACTCATACATTTAATAATCTACCTTTAACTTTGACTGATAGTAATGAAAGTGTACGTAATTCAGCTAAAAATAGTGGTATTAATGGTGAGCAAAGAGTTACTGCTACCCCGCAATTTAATACTCAAAAAAGTGGTATAACTATTAACGAAACATATGCTAAAACATTGTCAAGTGAAGCTACCTATGGAGCACCCACTAACGCTCAAACATATACAGGAAATACTTCAGCTAATTATGGTGGAGGGTTTACTTAATTTGATAGTTATTAACCTTTATTAAATATTATAGTATGATAAAATTCACAGAGTATGTTGTTAATAATAGTATAACTAATACTTTATCTGACGATAAATTTGACGTTGGTAGCCCATTTAATTTTATTGAGTATTTAAATTATGTAAAAGTTATTGATACTAATGATTTGGAAAATTTCAATCAATATAAAAAATACTTAGAAAAGTGGAAAGAAACTGATTTCAATAATAATAAAAACAACTCAGTTAATATAAGATCAATTTATCTAAATTTCTTCAATGATTTAACTTTAAAATATTCTACACAAGAACAAAGAAGATTCTTCAATACTATTGATTTTTATAATCAAGATTCTTTAACTAAGATAATACCGTTTTATAGAGCAAAAATAGTAGAAATTTTAGATTACTATAGAGAAAAAAGAAATACGTTTCAGAGAGAGTTAAGAGAAAAACAAGGTAAAGGCAGTAATATAAGTGTTAAAGATCAAATTAGAAATAACATTACTAATTTTTTTAATAGTCCTGATTACACCGGAGATGTTGTTTCATTGTCATCTTTAAGAATTAATGTAGAATTAGGTTATGATACATTTAACGATTATTTTGATGTTAACCCACTGTCTGTAGAAGCAAACGAAACGTATATTGTTAATGATATAAATGTAAATTCATTTTTAGATATTGATCAAGCATTAGTAGAGGTGCTAAATAACAATAAAATTACTCTTACCGAATTAAACCCATATAAATTAGTAGTAGAGTTTAATGAAGCTAATACAAGTCTATTGCGTCGAGATGATTTTATAGATTATAAAATAACAAATAGTAAAGACACTTATAGAGTTCTTTTTGAAGCTGAATTATCGGAACATTTAGTAGGTACTGATTATTATTATTTGAGCAATACTGGTACTGAATTTGTTTCAGGTAAATTGTTTGAAGCCAAAAATAAAGCAAAAAATTTATTTAATATTAACTTTCCTTCAGTAATGGCTAAAGAAAAAATACCAAGTAATTTTGAAAGAAATATTGGTTTGTTTTTTAACCCTACTAAATTTTCCATTTTAAAAGTAGACGGTGAATACATAAGAAAAATAAAATCTAAATTAATTGATAATTATGTATATGTTTTTCCAGACCCCGATCAATATGGTGACGTTGTAAACCTAAGTAACACAAAAAGAAAAAACCCCTTTAACTTCTATTTTAATAATAATAGTTATAAGAATATTTCCTCTTCCTCTTCACGTAATACGGTTAAAGCTAATGAAAGAAATCACTATTTTCATTCATATCAATCAATAGAAAATAAACGTATCAATATTAATAATAGCGGTCAATTCCCAAATTCAGTTAATGATCTAATTAATTATGGTTCAATAGATAAAATTGAAACTGATATTTACGGTAATGAGTATATACAAGTGATACCTAATAAAGGTGTAATCAGAAATACAGCTGATATAGATATCGTTCAAAATGCTATATTTGAATCAGGTAATACAATTGATATTTCTGAAAATCGATACGGAGTTGTTGAACAACTATCAGGTTTTAGTAATAAAATTAATAGTTTTAAGTCAATATATGTGAAAGATGCAGTAACAAAAATATTGAAACCGTTATCTAGTTCAAACTTTAATACTATATATAATAAATTTACACATAATAGTACTTTATATAATCAGATTACTAGTTCTGATATCTTAGATATTAATGTTTATGATGATACATATAGTATAGATTTAAGTTCATTTTCAATTGTTGATGCTTTTAATTATAACGGTAACTATATAGAACAAATAATTTCTCCTTTAATAATTAAAAAAGATCTAACCCAGCCTAGTTTTGCTTTTATTACGAAAGATTGTTATAATAACGGTTCAATATATAAATTTAATATAAGTTTATCAGGCTCAAGTAATTCAAATACATTTCGTTACGAATTATATAAGTTTGACACTCAAAAGAAAACTATAGATGAGATAAGCACCAGAAATACAGAAACATCTTCTTACTTTTTAAATACATTCAATTTTAATTCACCTGATGCTAGTGTAACAATTGATAGACTAGTTAATAGTGATTTAAAATATAACAGTTACGATAATTCTTATATTTTAACAACCACTTTCTTAAATCAAAACGAATCACTAATAATACATTATTTTAATTATAAATTAATTAATAATAAAATTTCTATTATTGTTAATGACCTTTTTACAAATTTTAATAATTCAGCTATTGTAAGTACAAGAAATGCAGTTATAAATGCAGCTCAATTATCAGATACGTTCAACTTTTTATCAGGTTCAGGGGATTTAACTTTACCATCATTATCATTTCCAGAAGATGATTTCTCTAGAACGGTTACTTTTGCCTACTCCGGTACAACTGATATAAATTTTGATTTACAAAATGTTATACAATTATCAGCCAGTATGAGTTTGTATAAAGCGGAGATAGATTATGGTGATGATAATACTGATACAGTATATTCAAAGTTTCAAATATCTGATAATACACTTAACTTAAGTAATTTTAACCATACTTATACTTCATTTAATGATGCAATATCTTCAACCGGTTCAATAAAATTACATTATGAAAATGGAGGTTTAACTACTGTTAATTTAGTTGCTATAAAATTAATTTCAGACTTAACATCATTGGAGTTAAAAGCTATTAACGGTCAAAAAACTAACAACGATAATTTTGTATTTAATTTGATTGATAAAAATAATACTTTATATAATTTTATTAGTACATAATAACTTTTACTAAATATCTATATGCCTATAAAACTAAATATTTTAGAACCTATAAAAAATCAGACTGATGATATACTTTATAGAGACATTGACTTAAATGTAAATGTAGGTATAGTAAAAGGAGACCAATTAAACAGCCCAGAAAATTTAAAAGATTTAAATACATCAGTTAACTTTGAAGCTATAAAAAATTCATTAATTAATTTAATAACTACCTTTCCGGGGCAAAAAATACTTAACCCAGAATTTGGTATGAACTTTGGAGATCTATTATTCTTACCTGTATCAAAAGCAAGAGCTACAGTTATAGGTGAGACTATAAGTAATTCTTTTGTTGGTTTTGAACCAAGAATACAAATAACTGAGATTGAAGTTATAGCAGATATCGAAGTAGGGGAATATGAATTAAATCTAGTAATTAATATACCCGAATTCAATAATAATCCTCTAAATTTAAAAGGTAGATTAAACAAATCTGGTTTTTATAGTTATTAATTAAATATATTTATGGCGAAGGAAAATTTAACTGATTTTAGTCTATCAAGAGATAGTTATACTGCTTTTGATGCAAAATCACTAAAAGAACTAATTCAAACAAGATTGAATCAAGGGGAGGTGTACACTGACCAGTCTTTTGAAGGTAGTAATATGTCATCTATAATTGACGTTATTGCTTATAGTTACCATTTACTTTTATTTTATCTTAATCAAACGTCTGCTGAGTCGATGTTTACTGATACTAGTATATATGAAAATATGAACAGAATCGTTAAATTGATTGATTATAAGCCAAAAGGTTACCAAACTTCATTACTTTCATTTAATTTAAAAGCAACAAGTTTATTACCACAAGACGCGTATACAATTAAACGGTATAGCTATTTTGTGACTGGAGGGTTATATTATTCATTTATTAGTGATAGTACTTTTAACAAGACAGTACCAGGTGATCAAAATTTAAAGAATTTTTCAAGTGAAAATATTTTAAGAGAGGGTCAATATTTTGAGTACCCTGAAATAACTGCATTAGGAGAAGATTTTGAATCTGTAATTTTAGCAGTACGGAGCAACGACGATAATTTAAAAATTAATATAGATAGTAGCTCTATTGGTGTATATGTTCAGGATGCTGATACTAAAAAAACTTTTGAATATACTGAAACGTCTAGTTTATTTTTAGAAAATTCAGATTCAACTGTATTTGAAAAACGATTAAATGAAAACGGTCTTTACGAATTTAAATTTGGTAATGGGGTATTTGGTAAAAAACTTAATGAAGGTGATAGTATTTTTATATATTATATACAAAGTTCAGGCGAAGCAGGGGTTATATCGCCGGGAGTATTAGATGGTAATAAATTAATTTTATATACAACACCTAGATTCAATCAAATTAGTCAAGATATATATAACAATACATTTAATTTTTTAACTACGCAGCAACTTCAGTATTTAAGTTTTTCGAACAGCTTACAATCAACACCACCGGTAGAAAAAGAAGATACGGAAACTATTAGAAATAATGCTGCTAAAAATTTCCAATTACAAAACAGAATTATAACCTTGAAAGATTATAATGATTTTCTTTCTACTAATTTTTCACAAGTTTTGAAATCATTTAATGTAGTTAATAATGATGATTATGTTGATCAGTATTTAAATTATTTTTTAAATATCGGTTTAAATAAACCAAATGATGATAGTAGAGTTCTTTTTAACCAGGTAAATTTTAATTCTATAAATCAAATTAATAACGTTTATTTATTTTTAGTATCTAAATTTAACAATGTTGATGAAAATGATAATCTTAATTTTGTTTCAACCTCTCAAAAATCATCAATTATAAATTCATTTAAAGAGCAACAACAGGCTAATATTAATATTGTCCCTGTTGACCCGGTATACACTTCGTTTAGTTTAGGAGCTAGAACCGGGGAAAATGAAATTATTACTAAAGATATAAACAATGAGTCTTTTTTAGTTATAAAGAGAAACGTATTAAGTAATTCAAGCACAGAAGCAACAAAAGAAAGAATTAATAATATATTTATTAATTATTTCGATTCTTTAAATTTAGGTAGTTTAGTAAGTTTAAAAGAAATAAGTAATCAAATTTTCAATATTGAAGGTATTGAAGATATACGAACAAGACGAATTGTTAATAATGTCCAAGTTAATGAAGTTGAAGGAATTAGTCTTGTCGTTTATAACCCAATATATCCTGATAATGATATACATATAATTGGTAGTGATATTAAATTACCATTCTTTAAGTACCCTTACCTTTCAAATAAAACCATACTATCTAATATTATTGTAGAGAACGCATAAAATGAATTACAGTTTTAATAAAGATTATAGTTCGTTGTCAGGTATAGTTATACCGCTAGATATATTTAATAGAAATTTTGATAAAGTATTAGGTGGTTCATCTAATAGCACTGATCTTAGTAGTACCATATATTCAGGTAACTTAGGTGGTATATATGCTGTACCTGATTTTATAACTGCTGATCCCATAATTTCAGATACTAATTTTTTTATAGATTTTGGCGATGGTACCATTATAGAAAATAATCTTTCAGCATTTCATACGTATAAAACTTCTGGTAATTTTCAAGTTACATTAGTAGTCGCGACAAGTAGTGGTGATTTATTTAGATCTAGAGAAGGTTTTGTTATTAATGTCAAAGACCCGGTACCTGATAAAATTTTTATAACTCAAGATGCAGAAATCCAAAATGAAAGTGAAAGTACTGTAAAGTTTTTTATTACAAGATTTAATAATATTCTAACATCGCAAGAATTATCAGCTAATAATTACAAAATAAATCTTAGTGTAGATGGAAATACTGCACCTTTACAATTGGAAGAAGATTATTTAGATAATACCAATTTTCAATATCAGAATAAAAGTTTTTTCTTTACATCCCCAGATGAAAAATTTGAAGTTATTACTAGTATAAAAACTGATAGCACTTTTATATATGGTAACATTTCTTCGGGTGAGCTTTTACTAACTACAGTATCAGCTGCTGATAGTACTTTAGTAGGTACTTCAGGTTTTGGTAGTTTCCGTTACTTCGAGCCTACGTTTACTTAATGGTGTTGTAAATTTTTTAAGGAATCTATTTCTTTACCCAATCTTTTAACTTCCTCAATTAGTACAGGTATAAGACCTGTATAGTCTACAGTGAGATAACCATCGCTATTTTCTCTAACTAAACTTTCATCAATATTGTATAAATCTTGAGCTATAATTCCTTTTCCTTTACCAGATCTTTTTGACCTTTCATTCCAGTCAAATTCGTAACCAGTTAAATTACTAACAAAATTTTCAGAATCAATTGGAATTAAATTTTCTTTTAATCTACTATCAGATGTGCTAAACGCAATAATATCTCCACTAGCGTTAATAGTACCTCCTACAGTTAAATTACACGTAATGTCCACGCAACCGGTAACGTTAGTATCTTTTAGGTTTGCTACACCGCAAACTCCTATTGTATTGTTAAAAGTAATACCACCATTAAAGCTACCTGCTCCAGTAAAAAGGAAGTTTGCAGCTGTTAGAATACCTGATATAAGAGTGTTACCTGCAACGTTAATATTATTATCTATTGTACTGGAACCTTTTACACAAAGGTTGCTATTAGTAGTAAGAGCATTACAAGTAAGTAAAGTGGTGCCAACTACTAATGAATTATCAAAAGAAGAACCAGTACCAGCGATGCCTAAATTTAAAGCTGTCGGGTTACCTAAACCATCTGTAATTGTGTTACTTGATTCTAGTTGATTATTTGAAAAGGTTTTTAGTAAACCATTGTACGTTTCATTTATATTTTTTCCTAATAAAGATGCCATTATTTCTCCTCTAATATTTTAATTCTATTATTTAAACTTTTTACCTCTTCAATCATGTATGGTATAAGTTTTACATAATCTACTGATAGATAACCTTTTTCATTCTCTCTAACTGCAGACGGTATAAATTCTTCAACTTCTTGAGCTATAACCCCAACATCTTCACCTGTTTGGTTAGCTTTTTCATCCCATTGATATTTGTAACCGTTTAAACTATTAATTACATCGTTTGAATTATCAATTTTGATAATATTATTTTTAAGTCTTCTATCTGATGTTTTAAATGCTGTAATATCATTGGTCGCATCAATAGTCCCGGTAACAAAAAGATTACCACTTGTAACATTGAGACCACCGTTTAGCGTCGCACAACCATTTAAAGTAGTAGTACCGCATATTTCTAAATTATTACAACCTAAAATAGCTCCACATAAAGTCGATGCACCGGTGACTTTTAATACGTTCAGTTGGGTAGTACCTTGGAGACTATGAGTACCGGTACCCGCTGCACAAATTTGTCCTCCGGTCGGAGTCGAAAGACAAAGACCTCCATTTTTGATTTCTACTACTTTTGATAGGGTGCTACCTGAACCACCATCTATTAGTACTGGACCAAATATTTTAGCTCCGACACCCTGTGGTCCTATTGCTAATGAGCTTACAATACCGCTGCCGTCTGATAATCTTGATAAAGCTGTAGGTGATGCGGTTCTATTAGGGTGAGTAAAAACTGCGAGCGCATTTCTTTGACTACTAGCAACAAAGGGCATGTTACCATTATCGGCCACTTTTATAAGTGATGGATATGTGAAAGCTACTATTTCCCCTGCTAAGCCTGTTACGTTGGTTGCCATATAATTATTTATCTAATAGTACTGTCTTTAAAATGGGTATCCTTTCACCAATTCTTTTAGTTTTAACTGTACCTATAATATTATTTTGGTATTCAAAAAGGTTAGTCATTATTCTATTTAATGTATTACCATTTAATGTTTCATTAACGCCAGCGAAGTATTGTTTTTGGTCATTCATATCTAATATTTTTTTATCTTCATGAGATAATTCTAAGAAGTCCTTAAATCTTAAATAACCATCAGTTTCTATTGTATCAAATACTGCAAGTAACTGTTTGTTTAAATTTGAACTTAATAAATTTAAGTTAAATAGATGTCTAAATATAGTAGAATTAAATGTTATATTATTAAAATATTCATCCTTTATAAATATTTCACTTTTCTTATAAAAGTTAGGTCTAGTTGTATTCAATAAAGAAACGTAATTATTATCGTCATTAAAACTAAGTATTCTTTTATTTGACCATAATAATATTTTATCTGTATCTTCTATATTACTATCTATTATTGTTAACCCGGTTGATGCTAATGTAAATTTATCGAAATCAGGTAGTTCATCCCATTTCGTATCAAAAGCAGAAAATCTAGCAAATATCGTATTCCACATATTAACAGAGTCGAATGTAATATCAATGGTAAATCTTTCAATATTTTTAGTTTGAGTATTTACAAAATATTTATATACATTTTTTGTCGTTTGTAAATAGTAAACATTACTATCATTTTCTGAAAAAACTATTTTTCTTGGCTGTTCAAAAAACCCTATTAGAGGTATAGAAAATTCAAACGGGTTACTGGTTAACACATACCTATCAACTTCTTCAAAGTTATTAGCATTTAATACTACAACTCTATAGGTTTTAGTTAATATGTACAGTAAATCAAATGTATGATTATACGTCATACTAATAAATTCATTTTCTGTAAATAAATTTACATTAGCATATCTGAGTTTAAAAACGAATCTATCACTAAACTTCTTTATACTGTTATCCACGGCATCAAATACAAATATATTACCGTTACCATATTCTATATATGTATTATCATTAAAATTAGTATTATCTTTTCCTTTACCCCCTATAGTTTCTAATAATTTAAACTCTCTAACACCGGTACGGTCTTTATTAATAATCGTTTTTGTTTCAGCTTTATAAATTTGTTGTTTGCCTCTGTCATTTAAATAAAGAATATCGTTTTCTTTATCAGCTGCCATGCAAGTAATATTTTCAAATCTAAGTTTACCATCAAGACCAATTGAATCAGCACTTAATACAAAATCAAACATTGTATCATTTCGATCTAATTGATATGCAAATAAGTAAGAACTAGTAGTTACAAATAGTGTATATTCATTAGGTTCTTTTGTACTTTTAAAAGCTAGGGTATTCATTTTATCAACATCAAAAAATTGTTCATTATAAGCTGAAAAAGAAATTAAGCTTGGGTCAAGACCACCGGAAATAAATCTAACATCAGATGACACCCACTGCCACTCAGTACTTGTTGATGTGGTTGATAATACTGCATAGGCATTAAAATCAGTCGGTATTAAAGGGTTATTAATATTTGAAAATCTATACAAATCAATAAAGTTATCATATAATAAATTAAGTTTAAAATTTATTGAATTTTTATTTATTATTTCATTAGGTTTGAATAAAATATCATCTAACACGTATGATGGGTTTAATTCAGTAAAAATAGTTCTATCAAAGAATTTTTTTGAATTAATAATATCTGTGTTTATACTTTCGACAACTATTAGTTTATCATCTTTTAAGGTTTTAGTTTTGTAAAAATTGGTACCATCATAGTTATAATAACCGATATAATCGACCCCGTTAAAAGTAAATTCATTTCCATTTGTAAATGCTACTTTTTTTGAGGTAGTTATTGATTTATATTCATCACTAGAATTGTTTTCTAGATCTTGACCGACATAAAAATCTGTTATTATATTGTTTGCTGGCATATTTTTAATCGACGTTATAAATTAATTTTTGTTGAGATGGTGTAATAACTTCTACAGAACTTTGTAAATAATTAATTAACTTTTGTTTTATATCATTATTTATATCAATATCTTTAATGTTCACTTTTATATAATTGCTAATATTACCTGGGATATTATAATTAAATAATGTATCGATTTCTTCATTATTATTTCTAGTACCGCAAGGTACTCTAAAATATAAAGGATCTATTTGTTTAGTCTGTAACTCTAAATAATTTATCAAACTTTGATCAAATGACGTGTTGTGTATTTTTAAGTTCTTTAAAGTTCCACCTGAACTATTATATGAAATATCTTTTACAATTTCATCAATAGGTATATTTCGAATATTTTGGGTATTTATAAATAATTCTGGATAGATAATTCTTTCAATTGGTATTAAGTTAGGATTAAAAGATATATCTCCGAAAAATAACCCATTGTTGTATATTTTTATCTTACCTGAATTTAAATCTAAATTAATATTAAAATAATTTTTAATTGAAACGTTTGGTACTACAAATATTATTTCAACGTTAGTTACCTCTTCTGAATTTATCGGTAAAAACTCTCCATCCCACGCACTTAATGCTGTAGATGGGTTTGTCCAAGTAAATGCAGAATAACCTGTAGCTGATAAAGGTGGTCCTGCATTACTCCATTGTTCAGTTAAGGTCTCAACATCAATTAAGGAGTTAAGATTAAATTTAAATACTAACTTATCTCTATAGGAATTATACTTTTGATCGAGGGCGTGATAGTTTATTGGAGTAAAATGAGGTTTGTTAACTGATAATGTATCAAACTTAGAAGTAGAAATCCCTGCAGCGAGAAGATCGATATATTCACTACCTTCCACCCTTCTGTATTTATATAAACCTGTCGGGTAAAGAGCAGTTAAGGCTGGATTGGTGCCAAAAGTTGTTACAGGTATTTCTTGATTAGTAGCATAAATAGTACGTTTAGTGGTGTCGATACCAGTTAATAATAATGTATATGTTTCTTCAAGTTGACCGGTGGTTGCGTTTATCTTATCTACAACTATATTTGATGATAAGTCTCTTGCAAATGACATTATCTTTAATTCTTTATTTTCTTCAAGAAAATCTATCTTATAACCAGTGTTTACTGCTTCACTGAGTTCATATGCTGATAGTTTAAATCTTTCTGGTGTAAATTCTTGTATAAACCCTTTACGTCCAGATAAGTTCACATATTGTACAAATAATCTATTATTAACTGAATTAATATCAAAAATCTCACTGTCTATACTATCTAAGATTGGGTCTTCATTTTGAGTTATTTTTAAATTATCAAAAACAATTCTAGCTCTTCCATCTTGTATAAAGTTAAAGAAATTAAGAAAAGTACCATTAGTAGCGTCTTGAGCAGACGCTGCTTGAAGAACAGAATAATAATCTTGATCAAAAGATTGACCGTCAATTATACCACTACTTAGTTCAGCTGATAATGAAGTACTCAAAAAAGCTGTACCAGGTACTAATTGCTTACTTATATATCTGTTAATATTGTCCAATGAACATGCAACATCACTGTTTAATTTATTCGGCTCAATACCTCGAAGAAATCTATAACTACCAGTCGCTGCTGGTACTAAACTTTCATACGAAGCTGATAATGGGTCATACAAATATTGTTGTTGTAGTATCGGGGTCTTAAGAGGTATAAGATTGTTTAAATCTAAACTTATAGCAAAATTATTAGTTACATATTGGTTGGTAACAAACAATACATTATTATAACCATAATAAGTTTTACTTTTATATGATTTAATAATTTCTAACAACAGGGGACTATTAGCGAACCCGTCAGCTGGAAATCTTTCATTTAGTATCTCACCGAAATAATTAGTTTTTATTAATTTATTATCACAAACTAAAACTATATTATTATTTTGTTCTATATAAAGTATATCTAAAATATTTTCTGTACCTGTATATGTATTTGATCTCAATAACTTAAAATTATTATCATATATATGAACTACATTACCTTGTGGAATAAAAGTAAACGGAGTAAAGAAAAAGTTATTTTTCAAAGCAAACCCATCTTCATATAAATTACCAGCTAGCTGAAATGAATCTAAAGATGAGAGAGAATCTAATTCTAATTCGAAACCTATATTAAAGTCTTTATTAGGTATTGATTGTATATCTAAATTATCATAACCTTTAGTATTATTAAGATTAACTTCATTGATATCTTGTAACTGTACAGCTGACGTTTGAATGTTAAAGGAATTCTTTAGTAACTTATCTTTTTGACCATCGATATACGTATTAATTTGCTTATTATTAATTCGCTGATAACCGTATGATGCACTTGGTTCAAATGTTAAGTTACTCTTTAAATCATAATAAACCAAATCGGTTTCATTATTTTTAAAAAATTCAGCAGCTTGTGTCGTATTATTAAAAATATTTGAATTACCGGAGAATGATACTGTATATGAATTTTCTTTAGGTAAATAATATCTATCAAACCATATACCTTTAGTAATACCATCTCCTTTTAACCAAGTGCATAAATAATCACCGAAAATATCATTTGATTGAGTATCATTAATACTTTGGAAACCTAACAGGTCCCCACTTTGTAACACGAATAAACTTACATCATTTTGAAATACTAAAAATTCCTGATCTTCTATAAAACTATTTTGTAATTTATTTTTATTTGTATCGGTAAGTTTAAATACTTTATCGCTAAAATATGGACTCGTTGCTGCAAATGACCCATTAACAGCAAGTCCAGTATCATTAATATTAATTTTTCGGTAAGGAAATAGATCACCTGGTAATGTAAACGCAGTATAGTCCTTAGACCCAATTTTATATTCTTTATCGAAAAAAGTATAATTTAAAGATATATTATCAAAATCTGTTTCTTTACTTTTTTGATTAGTGAAATTTTGATATTCTCTACCCCTATATTCTAAATTGTTATCTCTATTTTCTAATGGCCCACCATACGTAATATTATCATTAGATATATGATTTTTTAAGTTGAAAAACTTTAAATTAGCATAATTTTTATCACCTGTTATTACATTAGAATAAGTGTAATAAGTTAAAAAATCATATTTAACCCCACTAATTGTATCGTTCGATAATCTATAGTTATCTTGAAAATCGTAATATATAAATTGATCAATATTGTCATTATTCAATAATTTAAGTTCTTCACCTACACTTATAGTACCGTTTAATAATCTTTCTTGATTTGATGGTAATAATCCTATAGAATCTATATCTGCAGATAATACGGTATTAATAAATAACTGAAAACCATCTGGCCCCGTAGATATTGCTTTTGAATTAGTAGTTAAAATCGTTGTTACAGTTGTTACTATGTTATTATCTTTATATAATCTTAATTTTTTATTTTCATTATCATAAAAATAATTAAAATAATAAAACGATGTTAATGGTAATTTTTCAGTACTTAAAAATTTAAAAATTAATGCCGTACGATCAGCATCATATAAAAATTTATTAACTTTGCCGTCGAAAAAAGATACTGTACAGAAATCTTTATTTACAAAATCTACTAAAAATTTTGAACCGTTAAGATTTTCCAAATCAATATTAAACGTAGCTACTGTTTCTTTATCATCCCCTGTGGTAAGAACCTGTAAGAAAAATGTCGAACTTAATATATTTTGGGTAGTTTTAAAATTTAATTTTGTATTTAAATCTTGTGTATTTATTTTTCTAGTTAAATTAAAAATTTCACTAGAAGATTTATCTTTAATAAGATTGTTTACTGTGTAATTTTTTACAAAACTATCATTAGCACTCTGGTTAATATTATAAGTAACTAAATTTAAACCTTGTAATGTAAATCTATCTTGATTAGTAAATTCTAGTTTTTCATCAAAATCTTTAAAATAAAGAGGTGATAAAGCACTTAAACTTTGATATGTTGGAGATAAAGACATCTATTAATATTTATAATGAAAATTATATATCAATTTTCGTATATCTATTTAAAACTAAAGTATTAAAATTCAATTAAATTAAATTCGTACCTGAATAAATGTCTTTTAATATAATTTCATCAATACTATTATTAATTGCACTTAAAGATGATAGGTCACTACTTGAATTTATATTGGCATCATCATAAAATGCAAATATATTACTGTTATTAAACGTTGAAATATATTCAAAAAAAGTATAATATTTTGATATTTGACTAGTCTCTAAACCTCTATCTTCATTTAAAATTCTAAAACCGTTTTCTAAAACAAGATTATTCCCACTAATATCTAGCATATATGTAAAATCCCCAACTCCATCGGGTAAAACTAATCCCCAACCCCAGTTTGTATTATACGATGATATTTGATAGGTTTTATTACTGCCTAAATATCTAAAATCATGACCACTTGTAGGGTCGGTATTAACCATATAATATCTTTGACTGAATTTTTCATATGCTACTATAGGTTTAAAATTATCGCCACCGGATAGGGTATCTGATAACTTTATTTCACTACCTAAATTTTTACCTAGACCGCTATCAGATCTACCTTTATTATTAAAGTCTTGGCTAAATTTATTTTTTATAGGTACTATCTTTGAACGATTAACACTGAAAAAATCAACAATACGTTTTAGACTTGCTGGATAGCTTTCTGAGAATTTATTAACATTGCTGTCAATTAATTTAAGATTACTAATTAAATTATCTATATTTGCATAGTCTATATCATTTGAGTTTATCAAAAAGTTAGATATTTTTTCATAAACCTTTACCCCTAAAGTATTAGGATCATTTGCATCTCCAACTATTTGACCTATTATGTCTGTAAAAAATCTAGGATTATCTCTTAAATTAGGCTGGTATAAATAACTTATAAAATTATCTTTTTGATTGTTATTTTCATTTATCTTACGAAATTCCTTACTACCACTAACAGGTACAATATTAAACGTATTACTTTCGCCAAATACCGGTACATTATTTGATGTTGCTTTAGCTTTTAATTTTACATTATTGATAGAACCATTATACCGAAAAGCACCTTTAAAAAACCCTCCAACAATATCTGCTGATAATACACCAAAATCACTAGATATGGAGGCAGCTAAAGAGTTATTATTTTCATCTTTTAAATTAATTGATATAGTATTATTAGTAGAACCATTACCAATACTTAAATTATTTACATATTTGGCTGGATAATTATTTACAGTTTTAACTCTAACGGTAAAATATATAATTTGATTCTGAAAATAATTAGTATCGAAATTAAAAGTAGTGTCGTTATACCCGTAGCCGTCAATACCAGTGGTACTAAATACTAACTTATCTATTGGCGCATTTTCAGTTATTATTACTCTTGTACTAGCAGTAACCTGGTTTAATACAGGTAATTCATTTCTTGGCAAGTTATAATATTCTCTTTCAGGGTCTGTCACTGCCGTGGTATCAAAATTTGCAAATATATTAATTATATTACTGGTTTGATTTGTACTATCATCTGATGAGGAGACGAGGGCTTCTGCTTCCGCTGGAGTAGGGATTTCTGGTTCTGGTTCTGGGTCTTCTCCGAGATCTTCCGGAACTGGGGTAAGACTTGTATCGTTAACAATAATTAAGCCCGTACTTGCAACTACCGAGCCATTAGTTGAATTATTCAATCTTAGTAAAACGATTAATGTTTCCGGTCCTTCAGTAAGTTCATCTAGTTTAGGTGATATATTAATACTACCTGAATTATTATTAATAATTACCGTACCAGTAGTATTATAAAAATCTTGATTATTGATACCGGACTGGATCGTTGTAAATGAATAATATAAGGTTGTACCATTTACAACATTTTCCGTAATAACGTTAAGCAATAAATTTTCACCTTCATTAACAGAATTTGCAGTTTCAACTAGGCTATATGACGGTAAAGGTGTTGCAGGGGTGGTACTAGTATCGTTAATGGTTATAAGTGATGACGATGCAACAACAGGTCCAGAACTACTACCTGTTCTAATACTTAAGTAAAATGTTTCAGGGCCTTCTGTAGTAAAGTCTAATATTGGAGTTACGTTAAAACTACCGGTATCATTATTAATAGTAAATGAATCCGTTTCAGTTACAAAATCACCATTACCTGCATTTGTAACTGTCCAGTGTAAAATTGTACCATTTGCAACATTTCCCGTTGTTATGGTAACTGGTAAATCTTGACCTTCATCTACAGAAGATGCAACAGATATATTATAGGTTAAAACTGTTTCTACTTCTGGTGATGGTACATTAGCATAAACATGGTCATCTGTGACCCCTGCTGCGGTAAATTCACGACCAGAAAGGGTAACTTTGTATAAATTTGATATTTGACTATCTAAACTAACTATATCAGTTTGTGTTTTCATTTTTTAAATAATTCCATCCCAAGGTTCTATATCTAATTCATTTTGAATATTATCAATTCTTACACCAAATCCACTCGATGTGTTGGTAGGAGCGTTAGATGCATATAGTAAACCAACAAGTTTAAATGTGCTTAGAGCCGGCATTGTTGAACTTAAACAAGCAAATAAAGCTGAACCTGAATCTCCACCAGCTGCAGGTGCTCCATTGTTATTTTTCATTTTAAAATCTAAATTTTCAATAAACCGCAAGTAGCCGCTACTAGTAAACCCCGTAACGTTAATACTGCGATTAACGGATGTCATAATAATCTCATCACGATATAGCCCTCCATATGTACCAAAAATACCACTTGGTGCATAACCAATACCAGATAGACCAATACCATCTGTATAAATTATTGTTCCACCGTATTCACCAGCGAAATTTACACTATTCGTATCACTTCCTCCTAGAGAAGCCCTATACACTAACGAACCACATGCATTTGTAACGCTATTTGGCAGCATGTTATCCCATTTTTTTAAATCAAAATATGTGGTATATGGTAATAAAGTTTGTATATCGTAATCTGTACCATTACCTAGTGTATCAATCCATGTATCAGCGTTAAAGTTTACACTATTCGAATCAGCTCCAAGCCCATATATGTTATTACCTGATAATATAGTCATCGTTGACTCTGAAGTCCCACGACCATTAATAGTTTCAGTCTTTTCAGTTATTACAATATCTTCACCATTATATTGTAAATACCCACTGGCATAACTCTGATGGGTAATGGCTGTAGGTTTAGAAAAGGTTAATATTTTATCGTCTTCAGTTTGAAAGAGTAATGGTGCATAAACGTTTTTACCTAAATCCCCATCCTTATTAGAATTGGTAAATATTTTTTTAATTTTAATATTTTGACCATCTACTATTAATGGTATTTTAGTGTGTAATAAGTCCGGTGATGACGACAATGACCAATTACCGGTTGGATGCGATGCAATTACTTGAGGAGGGGTTTGTATAAATCCATTAAAAAGCATCGGACTCATCGACCGCCTATCAACATAACTTATTTTATCTAAACTATAATACGCTGCAAATAAATCCCCGGATGCTGAAATAGCGTAAAGAAATGAATCATCATCAGTATTATGGAAACCAAAATCAATCCATTCCCCTGGA